GCAATGTGGTCGAGACGGCCAACAACTTGAACCGCACATTGGCAAGTGAGTATCAAGATCTTGATGGCTATCAACTCAACGCCTTCGCTCGCTTGCAAAAAGAAATGGAAGAGCTTGAGTCGATGTTTAAGCACATCAGAAACAGGAGGAGAGCAGCATGAGCATGCCAGAAATCGTGAAGCGCACAGTTGCGCAGGCCATCAAATTGCTTGACGCATCAGGTGTTAAGTACAAGATTATTGACCAGGACGGCAATGAGTTTGGTGATCTTATTGTTTCCACGCCTAAAAAAACTAGCAAGACTTATAAGCATCCGCCGGGGACAATGTACAGGTTTTATCACCCGTTGATCAAAGACATGAAAGTTGGCGATGTTGTTGCTATCAAAAACTTTGACTTTGAGCCAAAAGCGCTTCAAGGGGCGATTACTGCATGGGCTACAGAGCATTGGGGCAAAGGGTCTTACAAGACTTGTGTTGTTGGTTCCGATGTTGAAATTCTTCGTTGTTCATAAGGAGGCGAATATGAAAACAGGTGGACCAGCGTTTCCAATCAAAGGTCCAGTAATGACTAGCGATGAGCAAGGCATGACCCTGCGCGACTACTTTGCGGCCAAGGCCATGCAAGCACTGGCGCAGGGGAATTATTTTGATGCAACCGCGAGGCAGGCTTACATGATTGCAGACGCCATGCTCGAAGCGAGGGAGAAATGACACCCGGCACACGCGTGAAGACACCTCGAGGGCTTGGCGTCCTCGAGCACATCCAAGATGACGGGACCTGCGCAGTCCGATTGATCAATGACCGTGAGTGGCCATTTCCCGAGTGGATTTACCTGCAACGCAATCAAGTCAAGCTGGCATTCAAACCCAAGCCTGACCTGTCAACTTATGAGGAGGCACCCTTCTGATGGAACAAGTTTACTTACAGCACCTGGGCACTTGCCCCATCTCGAAGTTTGAGACAAGCAAGCTTAAACCCGTAACCAAGCGGCCCTACAAGTTTGGCGTGAGCGCTTGCTACTCACCTGCCCCTAAGAACTACTACAGCCATGACCAGGACTGGGTGTATGACCTGATGGTACTTGATCGCACGCCCTATCAAATGATTCGCTACAAGGGCTTGCAGTGGCTTCTGTACGCCCTATTTGCCGGCGCTGTTATCTACTTCAGCAACGGTGTCGCACAGTGGGCAGCGCGGTGATGGCTGACCTTATGGATTGGCTTGTCACGATGTTTGGTGTCGGCTCGATCGGGCTGATTGTGTTTCTAATCTATGTTTTATGGAGCATGCCCTATGGCGAAGAGTGATGATCGATTGACGCTGATTGCCGCAGCGCTTAACGGGATCTTGTCCCGCGGCATTGAGCATTACAAGGATGGACCTTATTCACTGGATACGCCTGAGCGCATTGCGACTTTGGCTATCCGTATTGCAGACGCAACCCTGGAAATTAGCAATGAAAGACTACCAAAACCCCGAAGTGCAAATCCAAGTCCTGATCGAGTACATGATGGTGATGATCGCCAGGCGTGACTGGCATGGTGTCAGTGATGCAGCTAACGACATCCGCGAACTCGAGGCCGAGCAAGAAGGTCCCAACTTCCTGCGCAGGAGTCAGGAGCATGCTTAGCGATGCTGACATCAGGGCCTGTGCTGACAGTGTCCCTGACTCACTAACGGCTGACCACTGGCTCTATGCCTTTGCTCGTGCCATTGAAGCGATGGTATTGCGCAAGCAAGCTTGTAACGATGATTGGCGTGACAGAGAAGGCGATCGCGCATGATCAAGATGAATGAATTGTTGTACGCACGAATGATCAAGATGCTGATGGATGGCTGCACTGCGTACAACATCTGCGATGAGACAGGGCTGCATTTGGTAACGGTCCAGTCTTATCTCAGGGCCTTACACAAGGAAGGCGTGACTCACATCACGGGCTGGGTGAAGAACTCCCGCGGTGTGGATGCCACGCACATTTACAAGCTTGGTATCGGTGAGGACAAGCCACGGTCAAAGATGACACGGGCTGAGATTGCCAAACGATACCGGTTCAGACAACGGTTGCGCGCACGCATGGAGCGTGAGCGGATTGCTTTAGGGGTAAGACCATGAGCGGTGATCACAATCAATTTCAAAAACCAAAGTCATATTTAGACGACATGAATGAAGTCAGAAAAGCCTTAGAAATGGCGTTAATGGCACTAGAAGACGCCAACGATATGTTTAGCAATGATTGCAGCGTCGAAGATGTTTATGCCGATGAAATTGAGGCATTGACTAAGGTGCTTGAGAAGAAGTCTTTTGAGTGTCCGAGGTGTGGGCATTGTTGCCAAGCAGATCAGCCAGCACAGCAGGAGCCTGTGGCGTGGATGCATACCACTGGAACAGGGCATGTGTACTTCCGCAAAAAGCCGCAAGACAAGGTATTCAACCCACAGCCTGTGTACACCGTACCGCCGAGGCGTGAATGGGTTGGGCTGACGGATGAGGAGATTGACGCCCTGAGCCAAGCACCTTCGTTGACCGATGAATTGATGGACTGCGTTGATCGGTTGGGGTCTGAGGCTGACACTGTTGATCCGCGTGTTTGGCAGCACTTGTTGGTGTACGCGCCGAAGCCTGAGGAGGAGCCGGTGGCGTGGATTACCAATGGGGGCAAAGGGGAACTTTGGTGGTATCAATCATCAAAATTTGACGAAGAAGGCAACCTGATCGGCCCCAATCCAGATGACATACCCCTCTACACCGCACCACCAAAGCGTGAATGGGTTGGGCTGACGCTAAATGAAGCAGAAGATTTTTACGACAAATACGCTGACAGAGCGGAGCTTATAAATGCTGTAGACAAGTTACTTGAGGAGAAGAATCGTGGCTAAGTTACCCTACACCTGGACCATCTGCCCTGATGAGCCGGCACCAAAACAATTCACAGCACTAACTCCCAGGCTGCTTCATGCCATGCGAAGTGGTGGCATGGACTTCACGATTGATCATCGGGTTCTTGCATGGCCAGCATCAAAAGCAGGCAAAACGATTGTCAATAACCACCTGAAAAAAAAGCATGAATGATGCCCTACGCTATCGCATGCTCAGGCAGTTGGTTGACTACCCTGATCAAATGGATGCTGACTTAGATGAGCTTATACGAGAAGCAATTGAAAATTATCGAGCGACTGCACAGTCAAGCGCAAAACCAAATGAAAACCGATCCAGCATTGGCCGATCAATACTTGCACGATCTGGCCTGGAATGTGTTGGAGTTGAGAAAGAGACTACACGATGCAATGCCCGTATTGTCGCAACGAGTCAGGACGGTCCTACAAGACAACCGTCCTTGACACCAGGTCTTACTGGGAACCCAACAAGCTTAGATTTTATTTAGAGCGCCGACGCGAATGCAAAAAATGTCAAACACGATTCATAACCAGAGAGTTCTCACCATCGGTAACACCATCCTCACGCTCAGAGAGTGGGCAAAGCGAGGAAAAATAAGCTATTACACCCTGAAGTGGCGTGTGGATCAGGGATGGCCCTCAGACCGTTTATTTGAGCGCAGGAACGCCGTAAAGGACGGCAAGAAGGTTTGCTCTAAGTGCCAGGTCACAAAGCCCGTAGAGGGCTTCTATAAGCGTTCTAGGGGCGGGTGGCTGGCAGAATGCAAGGAGTGCTTTAAGAAGCGTTATTTGAAGTAAGGGCTGTAAGTGGCAGGCAGTCCTGATGGCATACCTTTTTCCTGGGCCTTGCGATAGGCATACATCACCAGGGGAGAGGTTGCCATAGCGCCACCAAGGATTTGTGTTCCCGTGTGAGGAATGGCCATCATGGCCGAGCCTAGTGCGCCTGTGCCATATGCTGCTGCCATAGGCATATCCTGCTCAGCATACTTGCTCATGGCTTGTTGGGCCTGCTCTGCAGCGCTGATGCCGCCCAAAGTACCGCCGAGCACCTTACCTGCTGGCGATGTCATGATGTTTTTGGCCATCGTTAATGGGCTTTTTTGCCGGGCAAGCAATGCCTCTTGATCCTTACCGCGCTGAATCAAGCGATCAACGAGTGCCATCGGTTCACCAGGCATGCGAGGGCCATACATCTTGGTGGCACGGCTTGATACCTTGCCATGGTCCTTGGCTCGCTCATAAGTGGCTGAGGCTTGAGGTACACCACCAACGCCAGGCTTTTCCATGCCAGCCCAGTTGCGCAGCCATTTCTCACCTGAAGTGGCGGTGGTAGGCTGATTGATGCGTGACATGCCCTCAAGTGCTCGACCAAGCAAATTAAACTTAGAGCCTGCAAACTGTAAGCCTGCTGAAGTTGCCGCCCCTGTTAAGCCACCAGCAGCATCAAGCATGAGCCGCTGGTAATCCAATTCAGATGCTGGCGCTGGCCTCTCACCTTCACTCAGGGTGCCACCCTGGCCAACGCCTACGCCCTCGGCCTCGCCTTCTAGGCCTATAAAGGGCTGTGGCAGCGTGCCACCTGCATAGGTATTGATCCTGCTTACATAGGCTGCAGTCTCTTCAGGGATGTCCTTGGGATCAAGTGTCTTGAGGTATGCCTTATTGGGTCCTGAGTTATAAGCCGCCAACAGTGCGACAGGATTGGTCCCGATGTCGGGCAGTGATGACAGTTGCTTGAGGTAGGTTAAGCCGCCTTTGATGTTTTGGCTGATGTCATAAGGATTAACGCCAAGCTCTTTTGCCGTGCTCGGCATGAGTTGCATCAGACCGATCGCACCCTTGGGTGAGATAGCTTTAGGATCAAACTTACTCTCAGCCGCCACCATGGGCAGCACAAAGTCAGGGTTGATGCCCATGCGACGAGCTTCATCGCCAATCTGCAGGGCGTAACGGACCTGATTCTCGTCGAGTTTGTTTGCTTCCATTAGCGCACCCCAAGCTCACTAGCTCGTTTGTTGATCGCATCCATGGTCAAGCCACCGCCAGAGCGTGGTGCCTGCTGTGTACCCTTAGGCAGCAAAGGCTTCATCGCATCTTCAACAGCAGCAATACGCTTGGCTTCTTCACGCTTGTAATCTTGGCCGCTCTTTAGCTGTGCCAGTGTCATCTTGGGATTCTGCTCGAGCGTATCAGCGCGCCATTTCTCAAAGTTACTGATGGCTTCAATTGCTTTGGCTTTGGCCATGATCACATTGGGTGTGTCAAAGCGTGGATTGATTGCAGCCCTGCGCAAGATCTCGCGCTCGCCCTCAGTAATCTGACCCTGGCCCTTGATCAGTTGCGAGTAGTACAACTCCATCTCGGCAATGCGCGATGCTGCCATGGCCGCACGGTCAATCACCTGCTGCTTGCGCTCTTTGAACTGTTCCATAGTCTCGTTGGGAGACTTGGGCAGGTTAAGTGTTAAGTTGGCAATCACATTATCAAGCTGCGACTTATCGATGCCTGCAGAGCCTGATTCTTGAGCGCGCCTTGCAAGCGTAACGATGGCAGCGAAAATGTCATTCGGTTTATTGAAGGCACCAAAGTATTGGCCCATGCCTTCAGTGCCAATCAGCGTTTGAATGTCCTTAGCGGTTTGGACCTTAGCCACGGCCATTGAACCCGCATCAATCGCAGCGCCTGTGCGCTTAGCGCCAGCCGTAGCAAGCTCTGTCTCTTCAGCGCGTTGCACTGCTGCTTCTAGCTCTTGCTGACGCTTTGCCGCTTCTTTTTCTTCAGCCGTCACAGGAATGCGCATAGCTGATGATGATGATGGCCTAATGCCTGTTCCAGGAGTGCCTGTAGGTGGTGCTGCAGTTCCTGCTGCAGGTGGTGCTGTAGTCGCTGCTGCAGGCTCTGCGCCAGGCCTTGTCATAGGCTTCGTGTACTTATCAGCAATCTTGAAGACCGTGGCTGCGTCGTTCTTACCCATAGCAACATCAAGCGCGATCTTGTCTTCTTTGCTGACACTAATCGTGCCAACACCCGGAATCGTAACCATTTCATTAGCCTGGCCAGGAAATGGCGTAAAGCTAGGACCGCCAGGTGTGCGCAAGTTAACTGTGCCAGTGGGCTGAACTGCAAAGCCTTCTCTCTGTTCTTTCAAAAACTTAAAGGCAAGCTCGCCCATGTCTTTGTCATACAAGCCAATTTGCGTTGCTTTTTCAGGCGTCATGCCGACAAATTGCGCTGGGTATTGCTGGCCACCGACCGTAACGGTCTCGCCTGGCTTACCGGGCTGCATGGCACTTGTAAATGACTTAAGCGCCTCGCCCTTTTGTGCTGCGCCATACTGACTGGCAGCAAGCTCTGCGCGGATCTGAGCCATCTCAATGTTGCGCTTGCGCTCGGCCTCTGCTGCAGGGCCTACAGCCGCGGCAACATTTGAAATGCTTTCGCCAAAGGACCCTGACTTGGTTGGCCCTAGGAAGCCTTGAGCCATAGCCAAAAGGACTGGATCAAAAAGCTGGCTGCGTGACTCAAGCGCCTCGAGCATCTTCTTTTGGGCGTCAATGTAAGTCTGACGCGCCTCAGTCATGCCAGAGGATTCGCCAGGCATTTCCACGAGTGCTAAGGGTGATTTAGTTGCCATGGCTTATCCCCCGTGACCCAGAAACATACCCTCACCTGAATCACTACCTTGATCACCTTCGGTGTAAGGAGCGGTTCCTGCGCCACCAAAGCTTGGTGGCAGATCACCCAAACCAATCAAATCAAGCTTGGCTTGATTGCTGAGATTAGCCAATTCTTCAGGTGAAATATTGCCAGCACCAGCACCAAATAAACTGCGCAGCGTATTGAGTGCTCGATCGCCAAATCCTTGGCCACCAGTTGGGAAGGCAGCGCCAAGTAAAGTGCCAAGGCCAGCAATTTGTGACAAGGGTGATGGCCCGTAAACATTTGCAGGACCCTTGTAAGTCTCAGTGGTTGTAGTGGGGAAGCTATAGCCGCGAAGTAGCTGAGCTACATTGGCAGCACGGGTTAAAGGTGCATCAATCTTGGATTGGTCATAAGCTGTTTGCTGCGCGCCAAGCTCTGCCAATCCCTTAGCCTCACCAAGGCCTGCTGTAAATTCTGTCTGGCCAAGGTTGGTCAAAGCATTAGCCGCACCTGTTTGCTGGCCCTGCTCGCGTAGCGCAGCATCAAGTGCGGTCTTAAACCCTGCTGATCTTAGGCCTGACTCTTCCCGAGATAACGCTGCGGCAAGATCACCTAAAGCTTGGCCACCTAAGACACCAGCGCGACGGCCACCAAACTGTCCTGAGCCAATACCGATCGCTTTTAAGCCTGGCAGTACACTGCGCTGTAGGTTGACATCGGATGCCTCACGCATCGCGTCGATGACTTCTTGCTGATATGGATCGTAAAACTTGCTGATGTCATCGGCTGAGACATCCATGGCTGATTGGCCAGCCTTAAGCGCCTCATCAAGAGGGGTCCTATATTGACTTAGCAACCCACCTGCTTTGTCATAGGCTGACTTTTGCAAGTCTGACATTGGCGCAATAAGCTGTTCGCCTGTCTTTGGCGTGAAAGTGCCGTCAGGACCTGTAGTGCCAAGCGCTTCCGAGCCAGCCTTAGCAAGGTTGGTTAGGTATTCAGTGAGAAAGCCTGGCGCTTTTTGCTCAGTGGTCCGCGTGGTCTCAACATTGGGTGGCGCAGTGCCTTCAAATAGTCCAGCCATGATTACTTACCCTTCTTGAGGTAGTCGAGTGGAGACTTATGCGCCGGAGGTGGTAGATCCTTTTCTTTGGTGGATCTGGCCCTTGCGCGAATCTCGTGCATCATTTTGTACAGTTTATCGGTTCCTGCCTTGGTTGAGCCATTGCCGAGTGCTGAAACCACATCGGCTGGGAAAACAAACTCACCATCAGCAAGCCATGCTGGAATGTCATCAGATTGACCATCGCCGTCACCGGCAACATGCTTGCCATCACGGAAGTCTTCTCGAGTTCCCAGGCCGCCGGCACGATACATGAACTGAGGGTTCATCGCACCGCCAGTAGCCTTTAAGGGTTCAACAAAGCCGCCTTCAGCGTACTCACGGTCAGTAAGCCCGAGGATGTCATCAATCGATGTTTCCTGACCATAGGTATAGCTGGGCGTCTCAGGTTGAGGTTGCGGTAAGCCAAGTCGCTGTGAGAGCACGGCTGCGAGCATGGGGTCGATCGAGTTCATCTCTTCAATCCTTTGTTTCATGGCTGCCAGGGGATCGATCTGCCTTTCCTGTAGCACTTTTGATTCAAGCATTTTTCCTTGTAAGCGTGCAATCTCAGGGCCAGTAATCGGACCTGCTTGTTGCGATGCTGGTGCGCCAGCCCTTGTCTGGGGCGTAGGAGGTGGTGGTGGGGGAGGAGGGGGCGGCGGTGGGGTCCCGCTGATGCCAGAGACACCACTGATACCTGAGATGCCACTTACACCCGAAATCCCAGATATGCCCGAAATGCCACTAACGCCTGAAATGCCAGAGATACCACTGACGCCTGATATGCCGCTTACGCCTGAGATACCACTTACGCCAGAGACGCCACTGACACCTGAGTACCCTGAAAGTCCTGACCTGCCGTCGCCCTCTTTTTCGCCTTCACCTGACTTGCCCGACAGGCCTGATTTTCCTTCACCGTCGGTTGGTCCTGTGGTTGGTCCAGTAGTCGGGCCTGTAACGGGACCAGTTCTTAAATCAATCGCAGTATCCGTAGCAGGACCTGTCGCTGGACCTTTTGTTACATCAGTTGCTAACTCAGTGGACAAATCGGTCACTAAGTCAGTGGCCGGTCCAGTCGTGACTTGCGTGACATCAGTGACTTCAGGCTTTTCTGCCTCTTGCCTTAATCCCTCAAGCGCAGCAAAAGTGATGTCATCAAGCTGCGAGTCAGTGGCTGCAAGATCATCAAGCTTTGCGCCACCACGAGATTCATCAGGCGCAAGACTAAGGGTTGCAAGCACTCTGCCATTGACTGGATTAATAACAAATTGATTACCTTCATCATCAGCAATAATCTGTGGCTTTTGACTAATCAAGTTGCTACCCATGGCAGCACCTGACTCATCAGTTACATTGACGCTGTAACGCAATGATTGATCGGTTGGGTCATAACGGGCTGTATAAAACACCGGCTGACCTGAAGCATCAAGTACTGGATTGCCAGCACGATCGAGCATTTGAACGCGTTGGTTTAAATAAGGCGCACCACCCTCTGGGTCCTCACTCAAGAAAGTGCTTCCTGATGCAAGCTCAGTTTCGCCAAGCTTTAAGCCTGGTATTTCATAGCCGCCAAACTGTACACCTGTTTGCTGTAAACCGCCCTGACCTTCAAAAGCGCGTGGATCAGTAAGTGGACTACCACCAACGCCCTGTCCAGAAATGCGTGGATCAATGCCTTTTACACCAGTCTCTGAAAAGTCCTCGCCACTAACAGCTTTGGCTGCTTGCATGGCTTCAGCATCAGTTGCGCCAGCCTTTTTGGCATCTACAAAAGCTCGCTGCATAGCGCCCGATGCCAAGCTTGTAATCGCACCAAGCTCATTGCCACTCATGACTTGCAGGCCAGCATTCACAATCCGTAATGCATCGGATTTGTTCATGCCAGTCTCATTGGCCAAAGCACTTGCAGCCGCATCAGCGCCAGCGCTTGTAAGCAGGGTCGTGGGATTAATGCTGCCCGTTGTTACTAATTGCTGCACAGCGCTCTTGCCAGCGGCCGCAAGCTCGTTGGGTAGCATGGAGCCAATCTGACTGCCTAATGCCCCAGCGCCTGCAGAAAGCACTGAGTTTTTCAGCGCCGTCATCGGATCAGTGCCTGTGGCCAATTGCATGCCCAGATTGATGGCGCCTGACCCTAATGCTGATGCAGCAGCACCCGTTAAGGCACCACCGCTAAGAAATCCTCCTAAAGCACTGCCAGCGCCAGGCAGGAAAGCATTAAGCAGTAAGCCAGGCATCGGGCTGCGCAAAAAGTTTTGCAGCATATTGCCTTCAGTGCCAATTTGCTGCGTTATCTGTCCTGTTACAGGATCAAGCAAGTCATAGCGATATTGATTTTTACCAAGCCCTGCCTGGTTTTCTGACATCTTGACGAGCGAGTCACCGCTTGGCGTAACGCTCCACTCTTGGCCCTGATAACTCACTGGGTTGTAACGCGTCTCACTGCCACCTTCAAGGTTCTCTATATATCTTGATCCTTCAATAGCGCGCTGTGCTGGCGTTAATGCTGCAATCCTTGCCTGCTCGGTGTCGTAGTCTTGTTGTTGCTGTGCGGCTGTGTAATACGAGCCTGCCTCTTCACCACCACCAGGAATGTACCTATCAGTAAAGGTGGGCGCCGTATCAAGTGGCGATGGTGTCACAGCCGTTGGCGCACCAGGGAAGTAATCCATCAGTGACCTGCCTGTGGCCCTGCGAATATCCTCGTCTGATACTCCATACTGCGACATGGCAGCACGCGTAGCTTCTTCAGTAGGCGCAGCCGCAAAGAACTTGCGGATGTTCTCATTCATGGCGTCTAAGCCAATGCCACCTTCGCCCGTAGCGTATTGATAAGCGCCTGAAGTGCTCATGGACCTGGTCTCGAATTCACAGCGTTAACGAGTGCAGCAGCCCAGTCTTGCCAGTCATCAAACAAGTAAGGCTCAGGGATGCCTTCATTAGCAAAAATATCAATCGCTTTTAACCCGGCGCCCCAAGACTTGAAATCCACATCAGGCCCAGGAATTTGCAGTTGTTGGCCAGCATAAGCCTCGCACATAAGCGAAGCCCAAGACTCGAAGGTGTGATAACGCGGATCGTAAACCAGAGCGATCGTCATACGGTATAACCCCGCACATCACCGATGTCGGCATCGACAATAATTTTACCTGCCTGATAGTCGGCGTCCACTTGATTAGATACAAACTTGAGTCGCAAGAGCCTGCGCTGCTCTTTCATATCCACCTTGCCCGTTACGGAGTCAAAGGTATAAGGTCCTGTGATTTGATCAGGCTGATCAGGGTAAGGCCTGCCGACAATGTAAAGGTCCATGTCGCCTTCAAGCAAGAAGTCAGGCTCCACGCGCTCAAGGCGTGTCCAGCGATTCTCACCTACTGGACTAGGCTGCGAGGGACCACCAGCAATCACACCAAGATCTGAAGTCGTGAATGAGCTTTCAATGGCCAGCACATTAGCGCCTTGCACAAGGTTTCTCCCTACCTCATGCTGCCATAGCGACACCAATTGCATGAGCGTATCGACTGTGATTTCAAAGTCAATCCCAACGCCATCAAGGGTTGCAGTCAGCGTATCGCCAAGCGTATAGCCCGAGCCGCGGTTGTTAATTGTGACTGAGATAACAGAGCCACCAACCACTACCATCGTGGCCGTAGCGCCAGAGCCTGAGCCACCTGTTAGCGATTCATAGCTGTAGGTTGCATCGGCATAGCCTGAGCCTGCATTAGAAATGCTGACCTGATTGATTGCATCAGCCGCATTGACCTCGTAGCCTGCCTCGATGGGGAATCGGAACACTTGAGAAAAGTAGCCAGCAGAGCGCTGTACGCCATACGCCTCGCCTGTGTCATACCAAATGCCCTCACGAATATTAAAAATTACACAGTCGGTACATTCAACGGCATTGCCTCGAGGATAAAACCACCAAACCTCGCCAAACCTTGGGACCTTGGAAGCCCATACCTTTTGGCGCTGGTTGTAATTTAAATTGTCAAAGAAATAGTTTTGGTTGAATGGATTGGGAATCTCTTTGACCACACCGTTATAGAGCATGAATCGGTCAACACCAACCCAGTAGTAAATGCCGTCATATTCAATGGCAGCCGATGAGGATAAGAACGATGTTTGACTGGTGATGATGTCATAACGCCAGTAAGTCGTGGCAGCAAAGTTACCCGTGCCAGGTACGCCTAGTGTCTGAGGTGTGTAGGACACGCGAATAAGGCTGTCTAAGGACCAAAATAAACCGCTAGGCGCATTAGAACCACCTCGGACGGGTAAACCTTGCAGGATCTTACCCGTGGCCACATTGACCTCGTTTGCGTCTGCTGAGACCCAGTCATCAATGTCACCTGCCGAGCAGTTTTTAATCAGGCCGTCATTGCCATACACAAACACATAAGGATGCAGTGATACCACGCCACCAGAAATCGAGACCTCATTGTCAAAAGTCAAACTTGTGGTGCTGGAGGCCGTGGCTGCCTGGCTCAAGGTCACCGTTGTAGCTACAACCGACACCACTGTCGTGCTAGCAGGAATGCCATAACCTTTGACAACTTGGCCTGCTGCTACTTTAGGGTCCAACGCTGCAAGCGTTACTGTGGTTGAAGCATTGGTGACCACGCAACTATCAACCGCAAAAAGCCCTGCCGCCCATAGGACTGTGCCCGTGAGAGGTCCACACAAAAGCCTGGTATTGATCTCTGAATCGATGTTATCCAGATCTTGCGATGGGTGTGCCAGCAAGAGGTTGGTTTGATAACCCACTGTGTCAGTAAAGGTGTCAAACTGCCAGGAATTATTGTCTGATGCTACGAAAGGCGAATCAATCGATGCTACTTGCAAGCTAAGGCCTGAGCCACCACCACCACCGAGATCTGCATCGGCAGCCGTCAGCAAGTCACCAGCAACATAGCGAATGCCTGGCCCTGTAATCGTTGCGGCAGTAATCACACCTGCTGTCACTGTGATTGTGGCTCGAGCGGCGATGCCTGTGCCCGAGGTGCTATAGCTCAAAGGCACATTGGTATAAGTTGCGCTGGCATACCCAGAGCCACCATCAACGATAGACAGTGATGCTATGGGACCGCCAAAAGTGTAGTCCTGCAAACCTGAGCCAACACCTGCATTATTGACGGGCAACACTTGCAAGCCATCGTTGTAACCGCTGTAAACATTGCTGTACTGATTGCGGACAACTACAAAAACGCCCCGAGAGGGGCCTGCTAAGTTGTTGATGATTTCGCGATAGCCACCGATCTTGCGAGGGCGACCGCGCTGAAATCGTACCCAGCGCCCATCGGTATAGAATTCCTTGTCAAAAAGAGTTCCGTCTCGCTGAATGCCAGGCTTAGTATCAAGCGCAAAGACCTTTTTGGTCATTAAAAGGTGCCCCCGCTGATACCACCTTCAAAGTTGCCCGTACCCGTCACTTGCATGTTGCCGGTGAAAGTGCCATCAACCCCATCGACATTACCTGTGAAGGTGCCATCACCTGTAACGGTTAAGCCTGTGGTCTCAAACCTGGCTACCTGAGCACCGTTGGCTGCTACGCCAACACCGTTAGCGCCAGTGCGATAGATACCTGTGTCAGTGTCACCCGTGAAAGTAATTGATGGCGCTGCTGCAGTACCCGATGCTGTGACTAGCTTGGTGGTTGAATTAACAGCGCCTGTGACATTGATACCATTAGCATCAACATCTAAAACAAGATTGCCAAGGATTGAAATGCCAAAGCGCCCTGCGCCAGGCCTGTAAACGCCTGTATTGGTCTCAGATCCAAAGTTCAGTGATGGGCTGCCAGCGTTGCCATTAACAAGGCTAAACGAGGTGCCACCAGCTTGAGTGGTATTGGCATTCAGGATATTTGTGCTGTCACAAAAGACAGTAGCCTGGCCGGCTGCCGGCACGGTAGCGGTATTGGCCCCTACCGCGCCCGTTGAAATGGTTAGCGTAAAGCCACCAGCCGTGCACTGGTTGCTGATGACATAGAAATTAATGACTGGTGGCACGATGATCGTAACATTGCCAACAAGCACACCATTAAAAATCATAATGGTATTGGCTGCTTCATTGGCCGTCAGCGTGTAGGTTCCTGTCGTGACTGTTTTGGTCAAAACGCCAAACTCAAACTGCGTGCTGACACCATAGCCAATCGTCACAAAAGCAGTGCCTGTGGACACAATAAACGCTGATTCATTAGGCGCAAAGGCTTTGCTTGCACCACCATCAATCAGTTGGCCACCCGTAGTGTTAACGGTCAGAGTGCCCGTGCCATTGTTTTTGATCAGGAAGAACCAATCATCACCGACCGTTACTGCTGAGGGCAGCGTCACTGATGTTGCACCGCCACCCCATACATAAGTCTTAGCGCGATCGCCATCAACAAACGATTGGCTCGCAATGATTGACTCGACTGGATGACTTTGATTGAGCGTCAGTCCAGATGCTAAAAGGCCAGCGCCAGCAAGGGTGGCCGCATCAGCACTCGAGGTGCCAGCGCCAAACTGGAAGTTGGACCAGGTGCCTGCAGCCGTGGTGTTATTGGTTAAGTAGATATAGCGCGAGGTACCCGATGCAATTGCAACAATGGTGCCTGCGCCACCCGATGTCTTAACCGTAAAGGTGTGAGCGCCCGTGTTTTTGATCAACGCATCCTGACCTACTGACACCTCATCAGCAGGAGGCATGCGCAACTCAAGCCCAGCACTTGAGGCTGACACATCCATGATGCGTGCTGCCGGCGTGTCGGTACTTAGGTTGCCGTTGATGGGCCACACCAACTGCAGGTTTGCAGTCAGTGTGATCGATTCATACGAAACATCCGTAGGCTGGACAACATCGCCAGTAAAGGGGCTGGTATAGCTCATGATTAACTATCCGCGGCAATGGCCTGGCGATCAGCGATACGCAGCTTATCCTCGGCCATGAGGGTTTGCATGATGGCGTCATACTGCGCTTGCCACACGGGTGTGCGCTGATCGTTCTTTAAGAACGGCATGGCTTGCAATAAGGAACCGTAGAGCAATGCTTGAGGTGCGTAGACCGTAAACCAGTTGGTTTGATTGGCAATGTCCAGCGGCGCTACACGCTCGTAATAAAGCACTTCAAAGTTGTAAGCGATCGTTGGTGTCGGAGCCACAAACCAATGCGTGTAATCGTAGTCACAATAAAACTTGGGCACATCCGTTTGTGTCGGATCAGGCCAATACTCACGCAGGTACTCATACTTTCGTAGCAGGACAGGGTAACGCTTGCCTGCCACCGTGATGTTCATTGAGACTGTTTTGTGCCAGCGTGCAGGCTTATCAATCACGGGATTGGCTGCATTCATCGTGCTATTTTGCACGGTCAGATTGCCTAAGAACTTGATCTGGCTGGCAATGACCTGCTCGGCAAGTCCGATGAAGGTGGGAATACGGGCAACGGTCTCGGCGTCGGTGCGCTCCAGGTACTGCTGGATGTCCGTCACCAAGTTGTTGTAGGTCATTGCGTAGGCCATTACCACACCTTCTTCTTAATCGATTCGGGCTGGGGCACAAATTGCTTGCCTTGCCGCATTCCTTCACGCTTGGCTCGAGTTGTTGCCGCGTATTCAGAAGGGGTGAGCTTCTCTCGTGCTGCTTTGGGCAAGTAACGCTCGCCAGTTGCTTTGGGTCCTTGAGTGCTGGGTTTGCCACTGCGCGTACCCCAGTCCTCTTTGGTCCACTTTGAGAGCGAATTATCCGCTTTTTTGGGGCCTTTGTAACCCCCACCTGAGGCTTTGTATTTCTGGGTGGCTAGCTGTGCCTTACGGGCGCTCCATTGACCTGGATTACCGCCTTTGCCCGAGGCTTTGACTGAGGCAACAATGCGCTTCCATTTGCCTGGATCTGACTTGGTTGCTGAACTCATAGCAGGGCACACTCCGCATCGCGTCGAATGACTAAACCGCGCAGGACCTTACCCCCACCGCGGACCCAAAGCTTTAGTTGCTCCTTGGCACCTTCCCAGTCTTGCTGGTTGATCTTGCGCCTGAGCGTTGAGGTTTGCAATCGACCCACCCCTAGGTTGTAGCAAAAGTCCACGATGGCATTTAGCTTGTTCCAGTCCTGGTTTTGGATGGCAAGCGTCAACAAGATGGGGCAGAGCCTGATTGCGCCAGGGGCATAGGTATGCACAAGCTCGTGCATCAGCAATTGCTCGGCATACTCCCTGGTAATCTCAGGATCGTCCTTGGTGACGCGATCGCCGCTCTGGTAATAGGTTGAGCCATACCCAATGGTCCAAACGCCTGCAGGGCACAAATAAGGCTTTGCTGAGAACCCTTCAAAGCGCTTGCAAAGCTCTTTGGCTAGATCAAGCTTCACGCAAGCCCTCTAGCTTTCAAAGTGCGATCAAGAAACCAGTAATTAAAGGTGCCTGCAACGAGCGCGGCAAAGTCGGGTGACATGATCATCTTAAAGACTTCCTGCACAGGTAGGCCTTCACGCGAGGCGATGATCGCAAACCAGATATGCGAGGCTGACCAGATAGCCAAAATCCAGTAAGTCACGACAGGCCTGACTGACGCTGACAATGAGGCCACCCAGCCACCAGCAGCTTTGGCCATCTCGGTCTGTGAATTGATAGCTGCCTCAAATGCTGCCATCACACCAGTATCAATGGCTTTGTCACGCTCAGCGCCAATCTCGGCAAGTTTCATTTCGCCGCGGATCTGCTCGAGTTCACACTGGCGGTTGAACATGGATAGCTCATGCTGCCGCTCGTTCTTGCGGTCCAGGAACTTTAAGACTTCAGGGGCTAGCCGAAACAGGCCACCGAAAATCGTGCCGAAGAGACCGCCGCCAATGATGTCTAGCATTACTTTTTCCCCAGCTTTTCGCGCTCTTCAAGCAGGCGCACTTTTACTTGCAATTCATTGATGTGCTGCATTAACTGCTCTTTTTGCATGGCTCGTTTCTCAGCGCTTATCGGACTATCGGTCGGTACACCCTCTTTGGTAATCAAAGCAGGCATTGCGCCTTCGATCTTGGTGAGGCGCGTGGAAAAGTCAGCAACCTGCCCAAGCAGCCACGCAAGCGATGCCACGATGACTGGGATGATCGCCTTGAGGATGTCAGACCAATTCATATGCCAAGCAGCTTCTTAACAAACATCGCGGCCACGCCAGGCCCAAGCAGGACGGCAGCAATGGTGATGTAAAGCAGCCACTCAATGCGTTGCATGCGCTTTGAGCCATCATCAAAACGCTTCTCAATATTTTCGTACCTGCTGGCACAAACCGCCTCGTGGACTGAAAGCCTGGTTTCGATGTTTTGTTCCATGGTCATAAAGCATTCAAGAAAATTAACTGTGTCAGCCGGCTGTTAGTCACATCGGTACCGAAGTGATCTCCCATCGAATGCCACATCCAGGGCCGAAACAAAACCAACCGATTGGTCCGAATCGGGGCATCAAAAACAGGTTCCCATAAGTTTTTGTTCTTGCCTTCAGTCTCAAAGAACTTGACCATGTCATCGTGTGTCGTAACACCGATGGCTTGTGCTTCGATATGGTCCCTTGGCGCCACTTCCATACCTGATTTGCGGTGGCGATACATCGTCGTGCCAGCCTGCTTGCCAGCATAATGCTCGGGCAGGCTTAGGTAAATAACCCCAGCCCAAACCTGCTGAGGCTTGGGATCAAAGTGAATGACTTGCGTTGAAGTGTCATGCTCGCAGGTAAAGCGAAAGTGGCCACAGCTTGAGGTAGGCGTCGGGAACACAATATCGCCTGTAATCGCTGAGAGCATGTTGTTAAGGTCCAATGACCAAAACGCCTGCATGCTGTTGCACCCAGGGTAATTACGCTCTCCTGGCGCTTCATACTCAGCCTGCAGCGCAATCTGACGAATGTCTGCAAAGTTGGGGAAGAAGTCATCCACCACGATGATGCGCTTATCAAAGTTCACCACTCACCTGTCCAGTGACGCAAACCGTTGGCAGCATAGAAGTCACGCTTCATCTTCTCCCAATCGCCTGCATACCCCTTAAATAGGGTGGTTTGATGGGGTGGATTCTCTGGTATGCACTTAAGACCTTCAACCATATTGATCGCAGCACGCATTTGCTCGAAGGCTTGCTCGCCAGGATTGGTATCAATGATGCCGCCAAATAATGTCTCAGTGATGGCATGCATGTAAGTCTGTGCGCCAAGGAAATAGATGCTATCTGCACCCTCTCGCCTGCGTGCAAGCCAGTGCCTAATGGCAGCGCGGTAGATTGGATTGTGCGGTGCGCTCAACATCATGTCATGCGAGAAATCATGGTTGCGGCAAGTCGGCAAAATTTGCCGCGTGTCATCATCAATCAGTTTTGACAGGGGCATGTTGCAAAGCCTGTCAATATCGATGTAAAGGCCACCTTCCAAGAACATCTTGTAAAGCCGCCAAATGTCGGTCTTGGCCACGATATGCAAGGGCTGGGCAAGCTCATAGTCCTCAGCCATTTTCTCTTGCAGGTAGGCCTCGATGTCAGCATCGTCAGAGATCTGCAAGTCCCAATCAGGGTTCAGTTCGACAAGCTTTTTAAGGCCATGCTTGATCAGGGGCGCGTCACTTTTGAGCACCTCTTTGTCATTCCAGGCAATATGAATGATTTTGGGAATCATGATTTATCGGTGACTACAAGTTTTTTGAATCCCATCTTCTCGCGGATCTTGGTGGCTGAGATGGCGTGCGTGGCATCGTCAAACACTTCTTGCTCGATTTTGTAGCCCACATCACGGCCATAGGTGATGTTTACGACATTGGGCACTAGCTGAATCTCATATTGGCCTTGATACAAAGGATCAAGATCGCGCCTGATGAAGTCCTTGACTTGCTCGGCAGCAAAGGGATTGGACCCGTTCCAGCCCTGGCAATCACGGATTTGAATGACTACCTGACCTGTTTTGGCAATGGCACGCTCAAACAGTTTGCGATGGCCAGGATGCCAAGGTTGCCAGCGTCCAAGCATTTGGACGGTCTCTTTCTTCCAGTCAAAGCGTGGTCTGCGACGGTCATTCAAGATGTGATCTGCAATAAAGTCAGACCACTTATCAGCGTCTTTCTCGGTAATACGAAAGTCGTAGAGATCAGGTGGTACGAAAGCTTTGTTGGTATCTTCGTAGCGGCCCTGATCGATGGTGTCCATCCAGATCACCCAGTCAGCCTTGAAGTTATGACGCATCTCAGGCAGGGGTGCCACAAAGTCACAGATCACATAGTCAGCATTGGCAGTCATGGCAAACTCAGCCATGCGTAAGGACTGGCGAATGCGCCCTTCATGGCTAAAGTCCCAGTCGTTATACTTCTTGCGGACCTCATCAGCATTGAACCACTTCACGCTGGGGCGATAAAAGGTTGGCACCACCTCGCACTGCGCTAGTGCTTCAACGGGAATCTCAGTGCTGGCTTCCAGGCGCTTCTTGAGAGCCTCAGCCATAAAGGTTTTGCCTGCTCCTGGCAGGCCCATGATCAGAATTTTTTTCATGCGGCTAACTTATCGTTGCGGTCGGTTTTTCGGCCATGCTTGGGGCGTCCAAGGATGGTTGTCTCAGTCTTATCAGGTGCGTCTGTAGCGTACACGCCCATTTGATGAATCGGGAAAATATCAGCACGAATCAGAATATCTAAAGGCACAGCAATGCCGTACTTAATCACATGCGAGAGCAGGTTTTTAGCGACGGCTGGATCAATGGCGTAGGCATGAGCACGGCAAATGAAATGATAATTCGGGCCTTCAGACGCGTGTGGTGGCGTTGGCATCACAGCCCAACCCTTTTGCGTTTGCTCGTGGCAACCAAGATAGCAAATCGAGTTGTAAACCGCGTGCTGGCGATAAGGCTGCACCATCACCGCATCATGCTCAAGAATGACAAGGGGTTTGTCATCTTCAATGCACTTGGCCCACAGGCTTATGTGTGAGAGCGCACAGGCCACTTCACCGCGTGTGAGGTAGTGGTCAGTCACCTTGATCAAGTTCATCACCTGACTGTGGTGAGCAGGTGGCTGGATGGGGTCTTCTAAGCCGTTATAAGCATCCCAAAACTGGTAGGGCATACCAATCGAGGCGCAGGACTTAGCAGCTTCGTTAGCCTTGCGCTCGGATACCTCATGCCCTGGGATGCGGATAATGTAAGCCCGATCCACAGCCATGTCATAGCTGTAGAAGAGCGACTTCATGTGGGCTTAACAGGCCAGTCTAAACCGTTGAAATCAACGATGGTAGGCAGATCACGCAGGGCTTGGCGGTAGGTTGTCCATGCCTCGGGCACAGCTTGTCCTGCTTCCAGATACTTGATGATGACCCAGTCAGTTTCAGCCAGCCTGAAGTTGCGCTCAATGCGCCACAAGCGCCAACGCTCTGCTGCCTCGGCATCAAGCTCTTCTTGCGTCTTGGATCGCTTAACGAGCGTCCAGACGACATGATCGTCCTTGATCTCGTAGCTTTCAGAATCCCACACCTCAGTGCGCGTATCCATCGAATCAGGCTTCACTGAAACAACGGGATACCAACCTGAGCGAATCAGCGCATCTTTATCAGCACCCCAGGCTGAGACATCAGGTGGCAGTGGATTGGCACCACGCACTACCTTCCCGTCTTCAACCTTAACCCATAGATCTAATCCTGCCATGATGTACCCCATTCAAGTAATCGCTAAGTTCACTGCGAATCATTTCAAAAACATCATCCCAAGTATCGTATTTGCTCTGCCTGAACAATCGAACAGCATCGTACCAAGGAACATTACTTCCAGGTAAGGCCCACAAGTAATAAGGCAGGATTGGGATGGCAACCCAGGTCGGTATGCCCATCGCAGCCGATAGGTGAGCCACTGAGGTACATGATGAGATGACTAAGTCACAGCCTGCCACAGCTAACTGCGTATCCTGCCATGAGTCAAGTTTGGACTCAGCAATCCATTCAGGCCGATGCTGTGCGCCTTCATCACGCTGCAAGGACACAAACTCAACATCAAAGCCTTTAACAGCATTAAAGAGTAATTCCGGTGGGAAATACTTGCGATGATCGTGCTCAAAATTAGGATTGCCCTGCCAGCGCAAACCAATGCGGAATTTGTCCTTCGTGACTTGTGGGCAGGGAATATAAGCGCGACCCCACACATCCTTGTACTCAATACCCAAAGGTATCGGTGCTGACATTCCAGGCACCCAAGCATGGTGATAAACGCCTGGAGCCGCTTCGTGAACGGCTACCGCACGCACATTGGGGACCGTTGCAAAGAGCGTTACAAGCTCAGGCGAGCAAGCCACAATCACTTGGCAGTTGCGAGCCGTAATGTCTTGCACAAAGCGCATCTGGTGGATTTGATCGCCCAGACCACCTTCTAAGTAAAGCAAGACAATTTGATTAGGTTGGCCTTCCCAAACTTGAGTAGGCACTTGAGGCTTGCGGTTGCCAAAGACCTGCTCAATCCTGCCTCTTGCAAGCAGTTGCATACCCTCTTGCAGCTTGCCTTGCATCAGTACATACAGGCCTCGGTTATAGGCTGCGCGATGATTTTCAGGCTCGACACGCTCAAGGTGCTGGGCAATCTCCCAAGCCTTTTGGAAGTCACCGCGACGACCTGCTTCCAGTTGCAAATCAAGGGGCTGTTTGGGTCTTGACTCTTCGGTTTCGCCAAGCCAAAAGCGTGGTTGATTGAACTCGTGATAGCGATGCCCCAACACCTCTTGGGCTGTTTGTTTATGCTGGCGCTCAAGCTTAGGCTTGATGTCATGCAAACCAGGGATGCCCCAAACCTCATCATCTTTCTCGGCTACTACCGAGCCTTCAATGCGCTCAAAGTCATAGGCAAAAGGCTCAAGCTCCAAGAACTGATGAATGCGATCAAGCTGTGTCTTGGGATCAGCAAGCAGGTCTTCG